GGCTAGACATGGTGTAAGTCTTGAAAAATCTGAAATTTATGTAACAACATCTCCATGCTCAGATTGTGCAAAATTAATTATCGCCGCTGGAATTAAAAAAGTTATATATATTAATATTTATAATAGAGATGATACAACACAATTTTTAAGAAAAAACGGGATTAAGGTATTTAAGTTTAAGGAGAAATAAAATGAAAAAATGGAATAGAATAGTAATACATCATTCAGCCTCAGATTGAGGGTCTGCTTCTGTCATAGATAAATGGCACAAGGAACGTGGATGGTCAGGAATAGGCTATCACTTCACAATTTTAAATGGGTTTACAAATCACGAAGATTGGAAAAATAAAAGACGGTTTGATTCATTGGTGGGTTCAATTGAAGTTGGCAGAGATTTAGACCTTGATGGTTTTGTTGAAGAAAATGAAGTGGGAGCACATGCGTATGGATTTAATTCAGATTCAATTGGAATCTGTTTAATTCACAATGAATATCCATATCATGAAAAAATGATAACTTCATTATTTGGCTTGGTATATGAGTTAGTAAAAAAGTTTGATATTAAAGCTGAAAATATTAAAGGTCACTACGAACTTGATACAAACAAACCATCATGCCCTTCAATTGATATGGATAAATTTAGAGCTGGATTTGTTCAGTATTTAGAAGCCCAAGATAAGAGTAAAATGTTGAGGAATTAAAACATGGCTTATAAAAATTCATATCAGATTATAAAAGAAATTGATGAACAATCGGATATATCCTTTAATAAAAAAACTGAAGAATTTTGGAAAAAATTTAAAATTGGGGCTACTTGGTATTCAACATCTGAAAAATGTTGGTTAATTAGAACAGAAGATGGTTATGAGAAAACAATCAGAACAAAGGAAGGAAAGGTGCCGCTTTTTTGTCCGCAATGTAAAAAACCATTAACGTCACAAAATAATATTTATGTATATAAACAGAAGGGAATGTGCCTAAACTGTTGGAATATACGACAAGAAGAAAATGGAAAAAAATAAAAAAGAACAAGTAAAACTTTGATTAAATAATGAATTGGAATATTGTAAAAATAATCCAATTTATATGATTAAGAAGTATTTTACAATTGTTAATCCAAAATATGGAAAAATGAAATTTGAGTTATGAGATTTCCAAGAACCCGTTATCGAAACAATGTTTAACGAACAGTTAATTATTATCAATAAAGGAAGACAGCTCGGTATTTCCACAATAACTGCAGCATTTATTACTCATAAATTATTATTTAATCAAGATTGAAAAGGCATGGTCGTTGCACTAAAGGAAGAAACTGCAATAAATATGCTCAAAAAAGTAAAAATGATGTGAGAATTACTTCCATCATTTTTAAAATTTCACAGTGAAGTTAAAAATAACGATACAAGATTGGAATTAAGTAATGGCTCTTGATTTAGGGCAGTAAGTAGTAATTCTGATTCAGTACGTTCTGAAGCACTTAATTGTTTAATACTTGACGAATGCGCATTTATTCCTCGTGCAGAATTATTATGGGCCGGTGCTTCCCCATCTATTACTTCAATGGGACAACAAGCTATTCTTATATCTACTCCAAATGGAGTAGGAAATTTATTTCATAAAATTTGAACCGGTGCAGAAGATGGTTCAAATAATTTTATGCCCATAAAACTACCCTGATATGTTCACCCAGAACATGATGAAGAATGAAGAAAAAATGAAATAAAGGTTTTGGGATCTGAGAAACTTGCTGCCCAAGAAAATGATTGCTCATTTTTATCATCTGGGCAAACAGTTATTCCAATGAAAATATTAAATGAAATGAGAAAGTCCACAATTGATCCAATAGAAAAATTGGGAATTGACGAAGGGTTATGAATATTTAAAAAACCAAATCTACAATCAAAATATATTATTTCCGCAGACTGTGCAACTTCACAAGGAGATGATTTTTCAGCTGCCCATGTTATAGATATAGATACTCTTGAACAAGTTGCAGAATATAAAGGACATATTGATCCATTTATATTTGGGGGTGAATTATTATATTTGGCAGAACAATATAATGAAGCCATTTTAGCAATTGAAAATAACAGTATTGGAATAGCAGCTATTCAACCTGCTTTAGATGCTGGATATCCAAATATATTTTGAACAAAACGGGGTTCAGTGGATTGAATTGATCCAAATGAATATAATCTAAATGAAGAAAAAGATATTAAACCAGGATTTTCAACAACATCAAAGTCGCGACCACTAATTATTCAGAACATGGATACTATGATTAATCAAAAGGAAGTGATAATAAATTCCATTAGAACAATTCAAGAATTAGAAACATTTATTATAAAAAATGGAAAGGCACAACACATGGATTCATATCATGATGATTTGGTCATATCATTATCTATTGGTTTATGGGTTAGAAATATTTCTTTAAAGGTGTGAGATAATCTAAGACAAGCCCAAGAAGACAATAGAAATTGATTATTGCGGGGGTTTACTTCAGATAAACGAATGTGAACAAATAATGATGCAACTGAAAATCCATATAAACAAATTATTGAGACAAATGGTGGAAATTCAGAAATTATTGATTGATCTGAATATATTAAGAGAGGTTAATTAATTTTTTAATCCTTTATATATATTTATTATAAATAAAATATAAGGAATAATTATGGCCAACATATTTGACAAATTAAGATATTTTTTCAATACCGAGAACATTGTAAAACGTTCTTCAAAGGACGGCAAGGTTGTATATAAAAAAATACATAAAACCCCTGGAAAATCTTCAAAAGCACCTGCAGGTCAAAATAATATATCTGGCCTATATACACAATCTTCCGCAAATAGAAATCAATTATTTACTGGACAAGACGGAAAATATGCAGACGAAGCAAGTCGTATGGCAAGATATGAAGAATATAATGCAATGGATGGTGATTCATTAGTAGCTGGTGTGTTGGACATATATTCAGAAGATGCGACAACAATGAATTCGGCAAACGAAGTTATAAAAATTATTTCTGAAGATGAAAAAATTACAAACATCTTAAATAACCTATTTTATGATATATTAAAGGTTGAATTCAATTTATCTGATTGAATTAGACAAACACTTAAATATGGCGACTTTTTTATTCAGCTTGAAATTGATGATGAATACGGTATTGTTGGATTTCAGCCAATTCTTCCCCATTTAATTGATATAAAATTAGAAGTTGTACAAGATGAAAAGGGTGAAACAATCAAGCCAGTGTATTATCTCATCGAAGACAATCGCATTGGCAGAATATCTGGTAGAAATGAAAAGAATGGTTTTGATGCGTATGAACTTATTCATTTTAAATATAAACAAGATGAATTATTTTATCCTTATTCAAAATCATTATTAGAAGCGGGGCGCAGAACATGGGCTGAAATTAAACTCATGGAAGATTCCATGTTGGTATATAATATTACAAGGGCTCCTTCAAAAAGAGCATTTTTTATTAATGTTGGAAATTTGCCACCCAAAGATTTAGACCCATTTATGGAAAAAATTGTTGGTTCGGTAAAACGCGATAAAATTATTGATAATAATGGGAAGGTTAATTTAAGATATAATATTGAAAATATTATGGATGACTTTTTTATTCCCGTTAGAGGGTCTGGCGATTCATCGAGAATCGAAACAATTGACGGCGGCGGCGAATGAAATATTGAACCACTTGAATATCTGAAAGATAAAATGTTAGCATCGTTTAAAGTTCCCAAATCATATTTAGGGTACGAGGAAGACCTTTGTATAGTTCCGGAAACAAAAATTCCTTTATTAAATGGAGAAACAAAAACTGTTTTAGAATTAATTGAAGATTTCAATAATGGTATTAAAAATTACGTATATTCAATTGACGAAGAAACTCAAAAAATGGTTCCTGGCGAAATTGAATGGGCCGGATGGACAAGGGAAAATGCAGAGTTAGTCAGAGTACATTTAGATAACGGAGAATATATTGATTGTACCCCGGATCATAGATTTTTAACTAGAAATGGTGAATGGATTGAGGCACAGTATTTAAAAGAAGATCAACCGTTAATGCCATTATATTTAAATAAAACCGAACACAAACATAAAAGAGGTTATACTACTGTTTACAACCCATCTACAGAAAAATATATTGAAGTTCATAGAATGGTTGCTGAACATTATCAATTGGATGGTATATATGCTGGAAGCGGACAAGTAGTACACCATAAGGATTTTAATAAATGGAATAATTATCCTGAAAATTTTGATTGTTCAATGAATTTTTGAGAACATAGAAATTATCACAATAAGATTGGGGTCAATTCACACGATTCCCTGGCTATGAAATTATATCATGCTTCAGAAAAAGGCCACGCTGATGCAGTTGCCAGAGGTAAACGGGGTGGTAAAATATCTGGAGTAAAATTGGGTAAATGGGCATCAGAAAATGAACCGTGGAATAAGGGTTTAACTTACGAAACAAGTGATAGTATTAAAAGTTATGTGGAAAAACAAAAAACTGGAACAAATCATACGATTGTATGTAAAAACTGTAATAAAGAATTTACAAGATATTTAACCCCGTATGATAAGACATTAGAATGCAAAAACAAATTTTGTTCTCAAAATTGTTCTAATTCATATAATATGAAAGAAAAAAGAAAGAGAGAACACAACAAATATTGGACTACAATGAATTGTGAAAACTGTGGAATAGAATTTGAAGTAAGATATAAAGAATTAGATAGAAAAAAGACATGTTCTAAAAAATGTCATTATGAAAGGTTATCTTCTAAATTTTCTGGGCACAATTTAAAATCTGGAACATATTCTGGATATAAAAATCATGTTGTAAAAAATGTTGAATTTTTAACAGAAAGAAAGAATACCTGTGATTTAAGAATTTCAAAATATCATAATTTTGGAACTGATGCTGGTGTTATTATTCATAATAGCGGAAAAAATGCATTGGCCGGTGAAGACATTCGTTTTGCTCGATCGGTTCGCACAGTACAGAAATTAATCCTTGACCAATTATCAAAAATAGCAATGATTCATCTTTATGTGCAGGGGTTTAAGATGAGTGAATTGTTGGATTTTGAATTGGAATTAACCAATCCTTCAACGATTCATGAAAAACAACAATTGGAACTGGTTGGCGAAAAATTAACAATTACAAGAGACGCGATGGAATCAAATATATTATCATCTGATTGGGTGTACAAAAATATTTGAGATATGTCTGATTATGAAGTTTCAAAAATGAAACAACAAATTGCAAAAGATAAGCAGAGAACATGGAAACTTCAGGGAATTGAAGACTCGGGTGAAATTCCTGAGCCAGGTGAAACTGCTCAATCTGATTGGGGGAACGAACCCGAAGAAAATGAAAGTTCTCATGGTAATTTTGATAATGAAAATGAATCACTATTTCCAAATATGGATAGCAAAGAAGAAAAAATTGATTCAGACACATTTGCAGGACAGGACCCTTCCCTTAATTTTGAACATACATTAAAG